ATCAAGGTGACGTGTGCGTCGAACTACCGTGACGCCGCCGGCCTTGACCTGCTGCGTGAGGCGCATCTTGAGGTGTACGTAGATGAAGGGAAGCCGTAGTGAAGATCAAGTGTTACAAGCACCGGCGCACAGTTCATGTGTTCCCAACTGCTGTGTGGCATCGCACCGGCGATAAGACGGCGTGCGACTCGACGGCCGTGACGCTGGGTGACACGCTGTTCTCGGTTGACGAGGTACGTAAGATCGGGTGCAAGTTGCGCACTGATCGTCTTGGCGACGCCCTAAGGACGTAGGATTCACTACTGCGGGACTCCCACGCAGTAGTGTTGCTGCGTGGGATTGACTGACGTACAGATTCATCTCGTTGACTCCGTAGAAGAGTGCAACAACTTTCTACGATGGCTCTCCACCAAGACCGAGATCGGCTTCGACACGGAGTCGACCGGTCTTGACGTGGATATCGATACAGTTCGCATGGTCCAGTTTGGTGACCAGCGCGAGGGCTGGTCGATCCCCTTCGAACGCTGGTCCGGTCTCGTTCATGAGGCAGTTGATCGCTTTGAAGGCACGTACGTTGCGCACAACCTCTCGTATGACGTCGCGATCTGCCGGAAGCACGGTCTCAACTTTCCTACCGAGCGGATGCACGACACACGGCTTATGCTGCATGTGGTTGAGTCAACCGGTTCACTCGCGCTAAAGAACGCTGCCAAGCGATTCGTTGATCCTCGCGCCGACGCTGGACAGCGCCAGCTCGAGGAGGCGATCGGCAAGAAGGGCGGCTGGACCTGGGCCACCGTGCCCTACGACTACGAGCCCTACTGGTTGTACGCCGGTCTCGACACCGTGCTCACCATGCAGCTCAAGGACGTCATCTGGCCGCAGGTGCAGGCCGAAGCTCCTAGGTCATACGAACTTGAGCTGGCCGTGAGTTGGGTTGCCGATAAGATGGAACGCAAGGGCGTTCTCGTCGATCGTGAATACACCAACGATCTACGTGATCAACTCTCCGCGTACATCGACCAGGCTGAGGAGTGGTGTCAAACCCACTTTGGTCTCTATCCCGGCTCGAACCAGAACGTGATTCACGCACTTCAGCAAGCCGGAGTTGAGTTCACGAAGTACACGCAGGGTGGCGCGATCAGTCTCGACAAGGAGGTCTTGTCGAGCATTGATCACCCGCTCGCCGCGACCGTGCTCGCGCGTCGACAGGCGCAGAAGCTGGTGTCGACCTACCTTTCGACGTACCTCGAGCTGTCCGAACGCGACGGTCGCATTCACCCGTCGATCAACACCGTGGGCGGTACATCTAAGAATCCCTTTGAGCCTGGCGGTGGCCAGGGTGTGCGTACCGGCCGCATGTCCATGAGCGATCCCAACCTCCAGAACGTGCCTACACGCACGAAGGAGGGTAAGCGGATACGCCAGTGTTTCATTCCCAGTCCAGGCAACACCTGGGTCAAGTGTGACGCTGATCAGATTGAGATGCGTCTCATGGCGCACCTAACGGCCGAGCCAAAGATGATCGAGGCGTTCAACGCCGAGGGTGACTTCTTCGTCAACATGGCACGTGATCTGTTCGCCGATCCTAACTTTCAAAAGAGCGATCCTCGTCGCCAGTTCGTGAAGAACGCCGGATACGCGAAGCTGTACGGCGCCGGTGGTGAGAAGTTCGCCAAGACCGCCGGGGCGAGCAGCGTCGAGGAAGCCGTCGCGTTCATGCGGCGCTTTGACGCGCTGTACCCCGCCATTCCTGGTTGGATTCGGCAGATTGAGCGTACCGGCGCCGATCGACTGCGAGACGAAGGCACGGCCTACGTCCGCTCGACGCTGACCGGGCGACGTCACGTCGCCGACGCGGGTCGGCTGTACACGCTGGTCAATTACCTCATCCAGGGCACTGCCGGTGAGATCCTAAAGCTCAAAATGGTTGAGGCCGATCAGGCTGGACTTGGCGAGTTCATGGTTTTGCCAGTGCACGACGAGATTGACCTGGACGTGCCTACTCATCAACTTGATGACGTCCTTACCACCTTGAAAGACGTGATGGACGATCACGAACTACTCCGCGTTCCACTGACCTGGTCCGCTGAGACCGGTACGAGTTGGGGACAGTGCTCGTGAGTATCTTCGTCGCGATTGGAGTTGACCCAGGCGACAGCACCGGCCTACGCGTGCTGGTCAATGGGCAGCCGGCGATCACATACCAGGGTGATCATACACGTGCGCTTGAGCTGCTGAACAGCACGCTCACCAGCCTCCGTGACCAGGAGGTCAGCGACGTCTACGTCGGCTGTGAACGCTTCGTCACGTCACATCAACCAGGTAAGTACTCGAACCAGCCCACGGCCGGACTGGTTGCGGCGCAGGTTCGCTACGTGGCCGAGTCGTTCGAGCGACCCTGCACGATGCAGTCGCCAGGTGATGCCAAGAAGCTAGCACCTAATCACATTCTTAAGAGGTTGAACCTCTACGTCACGGGCCAGGCGGTAGGTTGTCGCGACGCCAATGACGTAAACGATGCCACGCGTCACGCGCTCCTACTGATTGCTCGGCATCGCGCTTCGTTACTTGATAGGATGTTAGGTTCATAGCCCTGCTAGGAAGATCCACTAGTATTAGAGACGTTGTTGGAGAAAGCATAGGACTGAGGGAGCGAACGTGGCGCACGCCAACTACGATGCTGAGCGGGACGTTATCGAGGTTCACACCGTGTGGAACGAGAAACCTCTCATTCAGGCAGTGCCGGGCGCCAAGTGGGACGTGAACAATAAGACGTGGTACGTTCCAACCGCGTGGGCTTCTGTGATTATGTTGCGTGGAGTCTTTGGCACTAACCTATCGGTGGGAGATAGCCTCGTGAACTGGGCCTGGACGCTGCGTCGAACGCGCATTGATCCGGCGGTTCGTCAGCGTGTCGCGCTTGAGCCAACCGAAGATGACTCGCCTGCAATGGCAGTCATTCGTTCGTGGCGTTAATCACCTGGCTGCTGAGCACTCGAGAGGCGGTGCCGTGTGAGCTTGTATTCGTTTCAAGAAGCAGGCGTGCAGTTCATGCACAACGCCGAGTCTGGTCTCCTTGGTGATGAGATGGGATCAGGTAAGACGCCACAGGCGTTGCACCTCATTAAGCTTGAGCATCACCTGTCGCGCGACGGCATGCCCGCGCTGATCATCTGTCCCAACTCGGTGAAGTTTCACTGGAAGCGTGAGATCGAGTTTTGGCTCCCCGAGGCGACACCCTACGTCGTGGACGGCAGCTCAACTGTTCGACGGAAGATCTTGAAGGATGCGCTGCGTGATCCTAACGCCATTGTGGTGGTGAACATCGAGTCGGTTCGACTGCTCAGTCGACTCGCGCCCTACGGCTCGGTGCGCATGAAGCGTTGTCGTGAGTGTGATCCGTTGCACGGTGACGAAAACCTCAAGCCTGCGCGCTGTGACGTGCATCCAAAGGAGCTCAACGAGTTCAACTTTAAGATCGTGATTCTCGACGAGGCGCACCGCATCAAGGAGCCAAAGTCACTCCAAACCCGCGCGGTGTGGTACGTCGGTCACCAGGCAAGTGTGCAGCGTCGGTGGGCGCTCACGGGCACGCCCATTGCGAATCACCCCGGCGACCTCTGGTCGATCATGCACTTCGCCGCGCCCGACGACTTTCCGACTAAGAGCAAGTTCACCGATCGTTACTGCCTCACGTCGTGGAACGCGTACGGCGGGATCGACGTCGTGGGTGTTCGACCTGACACCCGCAACGAGCTGTTCACCATCCTTGATCCTCGGTTTCGACGTATGCTCAAGGACGTCGTTCTGTCGCAGTTGCCACCTAAGATTCGCTCGGTGCGCTACGCCGAGTTGACGCCTACGCAACGCCGCATGTATCGCGAGTTAGACGAGACGCTCGTGACACGCGACGCCGCTGGCGAGCTGCTGGTGACACCAAGTAACCTAGGTGCGCAGGTACGACTGATGCAACTCTCTAGCGCGTCAGTGCACATCGAGAAGCCCAACCCAGACGACGTGTCAACCTGGCTGGTCAGTCTGCGCGAACCCGCACCTAAGCTCGATGTTCTAGAGGAGGTACTCGAGGAACTTGGCGTTCTTACGCTGGGCTTCGTGGGACCTCCTGTGCTGATCGCTGCCGAATTTAAGCAACTCATCAACCTCGCGTCGGAGCGTCTAGTTAAGCTGGGAGTTCGACACGCGCTGATCACTGGAGACGTCTCGCCAATAGATCGTGATCGTGCGCTTGATGACCTGAATAACAATCGGATTCAGGTGCTGCTCTTTACCAGCAAGGCCGGTGGTGTTGGCTTGAACATGGCGGCGTCAGATACTCTCATCAACCTGCAGCGCTCGTGGTCGCTGGTTGACGAGGTGCAGAAGGAAAACCGTAATCACCGTGTAGGTTCGGAACGTCACGACACGATCCGGATCATTGACATTACAACGCGCGACACCGTTGAGGAAACTCAGGTGACGCGGCTGCATGAGAAGTTTGAGCGACTAGACGAGATCACCCGTGATCGAGCGGCTCTCCTCGTCGCCAACCCCCACGCCGACACAAGCGTCTTGGATGCGCGTGAGGCGAAGCTTCTGGCCGAGGAGATTGGCTTGCCCACACCGAAGGACTACGCATGACGTACACGTTTGATCCGAACATCATTACTGGCGCAATGGTCATGGACATTCGGCAACGCCACAAGATGTCGCGGGAAAGGTTTAGTCAACTCGCTGGTTTTCAGGGTAAGAGTACCGCTCGTCTGAACAACATCGAGAAGAATGACTCGTGGAAGCTTGGCGATCGTGAGGCTGTCGCACGTGTTCTAACCGATCTAGAGGGTGGGCAGTTCGATCCTCGATATCACAAGCAGGTTGTGACGCCAACGTTTGACCCGACGGCTAGTGTCACGATACTTGTCGATCTTGATGAAGATAGTGATGAGGAAGACCTACTTGCACTCGCGTCGGCAGGCATCGTCACACCCAGCCTAGCTAGAGCGCAAGCGTGGCCTGCGCCTCCGGCGCCACCTGCTTCACGTAACGTGATCCCATTGTCGTCACCTTCACCGCCTACGACGCAGACGCCGTTTCCGTCGGCTCCGCAACCTACTAAGCCTATTCAGCTCTCGCTGTTTGACGGTGTTGCGCCCGCTCCCGACGCCAGCGTGGACGACGGCGTGTACCGGGTCAGCAACGGTGAGATGCAGTCGTGGAAGCGGTGTCGCCGAAAGTGGTGGCTCGGTTGGTACCGAGGGATGACACTCAAGCACGAGGGCTTCGTTGACGTTCGCTCGACTGGCAACCGTGTGCATCGCGCTCTCGAGCGCTGGTACGTTCCCGAGAATGAAACGCGTGTTGACCCGCGTGATGCTCTTGAGCGTGTCATCGTTGAGGACTGGACCAAGATCACTCAACTCGCCACCGAACGTGGTATGCGGGACGATCAACGACAGGACCTTGCCCGACAGTATGCCGAGAGCAACAACCTTGAGCGCGCGATGATTGAAGGTTACGTTCAGTGGCTTGAGGAGACCGGCGCGGACGCCGAGTTGCGTGTCATTGCGTCGGAGACCTCGTTGTCCGCTGACCTAGAGACGTCAGTGAATGGTGTTGATCGGCCGGTACGCATGATCGGTTTGTTGGACGCCCGCGTGTACCGGGTCACGGACAACCGACGACTGTTCATCGACCACAAGACCGTGGGTGAATTCAGTGGTCCCGCGGTGACGTTGCCACAGAATGAACAGATGCTGCACTACGACCTGCTCGAGTTTCTTAACACCAAGGAGGGTGAGGAGCGCTGCGATGGCGCGCTCTACAACATGCTTCGTCGAGTGAAGCGCTCCGCACGTGCCAAGCCTCCGTTCTACGACCGCATTGAGGTGCACCACAACGTTCGCGAGTTGGAATCGTATAAGCGTCGCATGCTCGCAACCGCACGTGACGTCATGGAAGCTGTGGACGCGCTTGACCAGGGTCAGCATCACCTGGACGTCGTGTACCCATCACCGCGACCGACGTGCACGTGGGATTGCGACTTCTTTGCGATGTGCACCATGTTCGACGATGGCTCACCTGGCGCTGACGACATGCTCAACACACTTTACAAGAAGTATGATCCTCGTGATCGCTACGATAAGACAGATGGGAAGATTGAGTGAGGTACATCGAACGAACAGGCGATGACTTCATCGCTGAGCACGCGCAACTGTGTCGCATGTGTCATCAGCAGCTTCACGATCAACTCACCACGCCGACCAGCGCCGGTTACATTCACGCGGCGCACTGGCCACTCATCGTGCAGCTTCAAAGCCTTCAGGCGCGTCAAGCTAACGGTCCGTCGGTTGTGCAGGCAGGCTGGTTCACGACAGAGCACATGACCGTGATGGGAACGCAAACCGAGTGCATCGCATTCATTAAGCAGCATCCTGATGAGGTCATCGTAACAACATTCACACCCACTAGTCCCAACACTCACCGCTATCGTTTTGGAGTTGCCCATGACCCCAGTGCAGTTCGCGACGCATCAACGATTGTCGATCTTGGTGCACGCCGGGTCGAAACTGGGTAAGTCCACGCTATCCAGCACGGGACCTCGACCGATCCTAGTGCTGGATGCGGAGGGAAGCTGGCGCTTCATTCCATTGCGTCAGGTGCACTGGGATCCCACCACAGGTCCTCCGCCCACGTATGACGGCAGCTGGGATGCGTGCATTGTCACTATTAACGCCTGGGAAACGGTTGCCCAGGTTTACCAGTGGGTGGCGCAGTATGCGACGCCGTTTCAGTCGATCGTGATTGACTCGATCACCGAGATTCAACGTCGCTGCAAGGCGAAGTTGGCCGGTACCGAGGCGATGAAGATTCAAGACTGGGGTGTTCTCCTCGCACAGATGGATGGTGTCATTCGCGGCTTCCGCGACCTGGCGCTTCAACCTAACCTGGCGGTGCGGTGCGTTGTGTTCATCGCTGAGACTCGTCAGTCACAGGCTGGTAAGTGGGTGCCGTACATGCAGGGACAGATCGCTGTGTCGCTGCCGTACTGGGTAGA